AGCTTTATAGTTGGGATCATTATTAACATATCTCTCCGCCATTTCGTGGACCGCAGTACCGCGTGAGGCGGCCCTATATGATACCTTAGCGGCTTCTTCAGCCCCTACACGTTTCTTCCAAGCTTCTATGCCGGCTTTGTTTCTAATTGAGAGTATGGTAGTTATTGACGGATATGAATCACCATCAGGTGTTTGATATCGTCTACCGATTACTGGTTTCGTTACACAGTCTAAATCTGTGTAGCCTAGGTTTATTGGATTATGATTAAACATGGTACCATTATATCATGTTTAGCGGTGAATGTAAACGGCTACCACTCACTCATTTTGGCAGCATTAGGTCCTTTACTAGGATAGCCTTTCTTTACCCGCTTCAAGCGATCTTTAAACTCATCTGATGATTTAGCGTAGATATCTTTAGAGGTACCAATCACTTGAGGACAGGTTCGAAAATAAGCACGGCAGTTGTGCTCAGTCATATAGGCCTTCTTGTCATCATATGGCATTGTTGCTGTCCAGATGTCACCTGTATCATTATGTTTAAAATCGTATATTGGCATTGTCTATGGGTGGTTTGTTATGTATATAATAGCATATAGGCTAAAAAGTAAAATTAAGTAAAGTAAGATATCATTTGGAGATAATTCGCTCACCCCATACTCCTTGTATAAGTTTTTGAGTTAGGCCTTTAACCTTAATCTGCCCTTTAGTTGCTTCAAGTAAGATCTGAGCATCCATAGGGTGGATAGCCTCTAATAAGGCTACAAAGGATTTATCGGCACGTTCTCGTTCTATTTTACCTGTTGATAATGGCACTAAGTATTTAGTAACATCACGTAAGGATTTGCTAGCTTCCATATTTGGTTGCCACGGGAGATTTTTAGATATATGTATATTGACACTAGGGTCAAAGTTTATCTTCATTATATCACGTAACGCTAAACAATCATTGTTAGCTAGTACTTGCATTTTATCTTCACGAGACAGGGCCTCGTTAACATCATCTAAGATTTCATAAATTTCCATTAAAATTCACCTATACATTCAATTAGCATCTTCATTTTATTCTCTATTAAATAAGTCAATATATCACTTCTATTATTATATTTATAGTTATCCAGCTGTTCAATAGCGGAATCTTTAATATGTTTTGGGGTTCGTGATAAATCAATCATCTCTCTATTACGCATGTAATTAACAAATACTTCAGGGGGCATGATTTCTTTAAGGCGGTCTCTATCTTCCCACCATTCATCTATCACTTTCATACGCATAGGGGTTTGACGAATCTTATCCACCAAGCAGTTATCAGCGGATAGTACATTAGGTACTCCATCACCAGTATCACCTTTCATTAGGTGTTCGAACATATATCTAGCCGGCGATGGTACCTTAACCATCTTTGACTGCATAGGACTATATTGAATCACATCACCTAATCGGTGGAGTTGAATAAAGTCTTTATCCGCAGAGATAATTACTACCTTTTCTGCACTCATCGGTTGGGTCATATGAACGGTTAAAGCCCCAATGATATCGTCAGCCTCAGCCCCATCCACTCCAATAATAGAGTAAGGGAAATATTGTTTTAATTCCTTTAAGGTAATGTTGATTAAGCGATAGATCTCATCCCAATCACGCTTAGTATCTTTTTCCTTTGAGGTGGTTCTATTAGCTTTATAAGCGGGATATACATCCTTCCGCCAGGACTTAGCATCCGTGCATATTGTCATTTTACCATATTCACCTTCAGGATATTTAACTCTATACATCCTAAGGTTATTTAAAATAATGTGTTTAACTAAGTTCTCACTAAGTTTTTCCCCTCGATTTAACTGGCCTAGGATAGAACCTAAAGCTATACCGTTAAAATCTACTAATACCATAATCTACTCCTTCAAATGTTTAACTGAACCGTAACCAATCTTGATTGCGATTATACCATTATAATTATCTTCACGTAAGAGAACATCCTCATCAAACTGAATCTTCGCCTCCATGTAGTTTGTTTCCCCTCGGGTCTTACATAGGAGGATAATCTCTCGTTTAAAATTATCCTTCCCTAATTTATCTATATCTTCTAATAACCTCTTGGAGGACCCCCAATACTCACGCCAATCAGTTTCTACTATTCTAATTCTTTTATTCTTTCTACCTTTTAAAGGCTTTAACTTCCGTTTAGATTTAAAATACTTGCGCCCCACGTAATCATGGCCGGTCCGTAAGTTAGTGATACGATATACAAAACCATAATAGCTATCCACCATTTCGGGAATAACTTCTTCTCCCTCATATGTCCATCTCTGCGCCATTATCAAAGCTCTCGGTATATTCAACATTATTTCCGCAGAAGGGACAGTAAGGTATCTCTATATCTAATTCCACAGAATCTACATAAGCCCTACCGTCAACATTTACCACTACGCTATATTCATGGTTACATTCATCACAAACCATTAACAGCCATCTCCTGTANTTATCACCTAACCATACTTGTGGAAAGGTTTTAGCATCTGGTGCATATGCTAATAAATGATCTAACGTCCACTCTTTACCATCAACCAATCGTGTTTCATATGGCATATTTCTATCTTCTAACATTTCCTTTGCTTTGTCGCAAAACGGACAATAGTTAGTTGTCCAAATAATATTTTTCATAAGCTTAATCCCTTTAAAGTATTTTCTTCAACATCTTGTTTAACCCCGCCCACCACATAAGACGTTATCTCTGTCTCTTGTGGGGCTACTTGTACATTTCCCCCGCCGATCCATTTCTCAGTAAACGGTAGCGGGTTTGCCTTACTTATATGGTAGGGAACAGTATACCCCACCGTCTTAATTCTTTTTGCTGCTATCCATTCTATATATTCTTTTAATAAATCGGCATTTAGACCGATCATTGAACCGCCTTGGAATAGATAGTCACACCAATCTTTCTCTTGGCTAATAGCTAAAGTAAACATACCCATCACTTCATCTTCGGTCTCCCCTTTGATCTTAACATAATCACTATCTTCTTTCTGTAAACTCTTGATTATATTAAGGCTTGCTGATAAGTGGGTATTCTCGTCACGGGCAATCAACTTAATGATCTTTGCATTACCCTCCATCTTCTTAAGTTCAGCAAAGGCCCATGAACATGCGAAGGATACGTAGAACCTAATACCCTCTAGCATAAAGATAGACAACATACAAAGGTATAAAGCCTTCTTGTGTTCGTATGATCCATACTTCCCCTTGAAGTTAATAAGGTTATCATAGTATTTTGATACATCATGGCCGCATTCAACAATCTCTTTGATATTAGTCATTTCATCAAAGACCATTGAAGGGTTAGGATATACGTTACGAATAATGTGGGTATACGAGCGAGAGTGTATTGTCTCGAAAAAAGCCCATGTCTCCACTAACATTTCTACCTCTGGTAAAGATACCAAGGGTAACAAGGCAATGTTAGGAGATCTACCCTGAACTGAATCTAATAGGATTTGACGTTTAAGATTAGAGGTAAAGATGTGTTGCTCTGAATCAGTTAACTTGTTGAAGTCAATCTTATCTTTAGTTACATCAATCTCATCTGGCGTCCAGAAGAATGATACCATCTTTTCCTGAAGTTTCTGGATAGTTGGATATTTAACAGTATCAAATCTAGCGATATCTACTGGCTCGTCAAAGAACATATTTTTATCTAAATATGGTTTTGTGTTTATTTCAAATACTGATTTCATAATATAATTTATAGCGAATGAGGTGCTAATTATTGGGTTATCGGGAAATTAGCAAACCCACCGTAGCCTTGGGAGAAGGTGTTCGGTTTATATCAACTCTTTATTTGTTAAAAAGTTTATATAGTACTGCCGCTGCTACAAGACCAACAAGACCTTGTGCACCAAGCTGGGCAACGATACCAGTAATTGTAGCAATAATATCGCCACCAATAAATGGTACAGTACCACCAAAGATTACCTGTAATACGATTGCTAATGCAATCAATGCTACGCCGGCTTCAGTACCTGCTTTAATCCAACTTACAACTTTATCTAACATATATTTTCTCCTATGTCATGGTTTAAAAGTAGTTTGACAACATCCCGGTTGCGGTATCCCATCCCTATTTGGTGACCACCGATGCAATACGACTTCCAAAGAAGCCGCATTGACTTTATTTATACAATATTTACTCTAGCTTCGATTTGACTTTCCGACAACTTATAACGCTTAGCGGTATGAAGTGTTTCAACAATGTATGGGTATTTGCGGTTTTTTGATTTAAAACCAACAACTTTGCATTCGCCAAGATTAGCTAAACGAATAATATCGTTCTCTTTAAACTTGGTGAATAATTCTAGGCATTGTGCCTCTTTTGATTGTGATCCAACGATCTTGCCTTCAAGGCCAAGGGTAAGAGTATTTGAAGAGTATTTGATTTTACCAAGCTTCATTTCAACGCCTGACTTCTTCTCAAATTTTGCNAAATGCAATCAATGCTACGCCGGCTTCAGTACCTGCTTTAATCCAACTTACTATTTTATCTAACATATATTTTCTCCTATGCTATAGTTTAAAAGTAGTTTGACAACATCCCGGTTGCGGTATCCCATCCCTATTTGGTGACCACCGATCAATGCTCCTTTTTCAAGCAGCATTGACTTTATTTATACAATATTTACTCTAGCTTCGATTTGACTTTCCGACAACTTATAACGCTTAGCTGTATGAACTGTTTCAACAATGTATGGGTATTTGCGGTTTTTTGATTTAAAACCAACAACTTTGCATTCGCCAAGTTTAGCTAAACGAATAATGTCGTTCTCTTTAAACTTGGTGAATAATTCTAGGCATTGTGCCTCTTTTGATTGTGATCCAACGATCTTGCCTTCAAGGCCAAGGGTAAGAGTATTTGAAGAGTATTTGATTTTACCAAGCTTCATTTCAACGCCTGACTTCTTCTCAAATTTTGCAAGGACTGCATCTAACTCTGTGCGTAATACTGTAAGGGTTTTTTGATCGAATTCTTTAATGTTTTTCATAATATAGCTCCATAGGTTTATTTGTTTATGGTACCATTATATCATGAGTTAAGGTGTTTGTACAATTTATTTGTACTTCATTTTGGTTGCGGCTGCAAGGTATTGCAAATTAATTAGAAATAACCATCCCCATCAGGGTCAAAATGGTACTTTTTATCACATCTAAGCATACGATATATCTTATCCATATATTCGTCTTCAGTTAAATCTATAGGTACATAGCCTTGAATTTGTAGAGTCTCCATCCAATCATAATATAGGAATTGCTCTTCAACAGAAAGAGCCTCAAATAATGGATCTCTAAATTTATCGTTATCTATAATTAGCTCCAGTAGTTATCTTCGTCCATAGTTACCTTATGAGTTCTTATACCCGTTATAGTTAGATGTATCAGGGAAGCCACTCCACCATTCGATTTGTTTAAATCTTGCCATAATTAACTTATGCTTTGGTAGTTTAAGTTCCGTTGGTTGTTTATTATTTACCCACATTGCAAATTTTAGATCTTCACATAGGGATGCTTTCTTATTATAAATTCTATCTGCTCCTTTTAAGAAACCGCATAGGCCTGAGTCATGGTACATATTGTTCTCCTTTTAATTTAAAAGGACGTCGTTGTCATTAATAACCCTTCGTTGGATCAATGTTATTTATAAGCTAATTAATCTGGGGCTAAATACTCCATTAAGATCATCCTCATAGCATCGAGCTTTTTAATCCGCATTTGTAAATCTATTTGAGATTGAATACCTCTGGCATTAGCTAATTGCCTTTCAGCATTAGCATAACATTCTTGAAGGGTATCAAGGGTTGTACGTAATTCATACCACGTAGGATTATCTGGTTTTTTCCAATCATCAGGGCACATTCCACCTTTCGGCTTAAACATTATTACATCATTAGACAATTTCGAAGTATGAATAATTGAATGATACTATAGCTGTTAAATATTCAACATCTGTAGTGGTTATATCAAAGGGCAATGATGAAAGGTTAATAGGATATGCATCAATAAATCTAATTTGCTTAGTAACATTATTAGCCGATGACATAATATTTAGGGTTAGATCTCTAACATTAGATTGAGAATGTACATCATCCACTTGATCATATAACCATGTATAAATTTCTTTATAGTTAATAAGATCTTCATCTACTAAGAAGGAGCATTCAAATTGCCCATATTCTATTTTATCTGCGGCCATGGCAATAGATCTAGATGGTGTATGATAGGGAGCCCCGTTTACAGAGACATCCGGTAATACCATAGTTTGTACAGTAAACTCAGCAGTAGGGTATATTACTCTATCTAGTTGTAATACAAAAGAGGTTGGATTTAGGAAGTTAGTACTTGGCATATAGAACTATTTATAAGTCTTAGAGCCTAAAAAACCCCCAATTAAGGGGGTTCTTATTCAGTTGTTACTGACCTATATTATAGGTTAGTTACAGCGAACGTACGGTAGTACACGTTTGAAGCAGCTGAACCCGAAGTAAATGGGTTATTAGTCATGCCGTAACGAGTCTTAAAGCCGATACGTGGTTGGAAGTCATTCTCGCCAACCGTCTTCATCATAGATAAAGGAACGTATGGACAGTAGAAGATACCAGCATCGTAAGAGTTAGAACCCTTAAAACCTACTGTAACGTAGTCTGTAGCAGCAAATGGATCAACGTATAACTTGATGCCACCGTTAAGTGTACCAACGAATAAGTTACCAGTTACATCAGCAAGACTAATGTTAGCAGTGTTACCATACTGAACGTTACCAGTTGCATTTAATACTGCAGCTACGCCAGAAGAGATGATAGCAAAATTACCTTTACCACGACGAGTAGCGATTGCAATTGCATTAGCTTCACGGTCGATATGTGTAATAAGGTTCTTGTAGATCTCAACTTCCCAACGACCAGCAGATGAACCACCAACAGCAGCATCAAACGCAGTACCAGCAACAGCTTGAGTATTCATAGTTTGAATCATCTCACGGTTGATTTCACCTAGAATTTCAGATGAAAGGATTGAAGCTAACTCAGACTCAGCATTAAGGCCATGTACAGCTTTAAGGTCTTGCGCTAATTCCATTGTGTAGTTAGCTTTTAACTGACGAGATTCAGCTGTAACAGTTGATTTCTCGATTGAGAATCCCATTTCATTAAAAGTAGAACCTTCAGCAGTTGCTGTAGACATCTTACCAGAGAATGAAGTGTTAGGCTCATTGAATAAAGCTTCTGTAGGATCAGTTGTTGAAGTACCATCTGAAT